TATATTAGATAATACACAACTAACAGTTGGCAAAACTTATACTATAAAAGTAAAAAATGCATCTATTATAATTATGTATGCTAGTTTAAATGATAACTCTTTGATTTTTAATTATATTGATCCTGAAATAGAATTATATTATTATAACAACACAGCCATTAGTGGAGATACTAGTTTCGAATTATATAAAACAGATTATTCTAGTTTAACCAATGATGAATTTATATTAGAATGTAAAAATACGTTACTAAACGATTCAACACTTAAAGCATTTGTATTGGTTTATACTGACAATACTAAATCAGTCATTTCAAAAGCAAATTTTAAAAATGATATTTCAACTTCTTATTACAAACCTAGTACAACTACAGGACAAAGTATATATGCTGTTAATAATTTTGAAGAAATAGAAAATGCAATGCTTTCTAATCCTATTGATAATAATAATGATAATTCTAATCCAGATTCATCTGTATTAATTCGTATTCTTTATGGATCAAGCTCAGATCAAGAAAATGAAGAAGATGAAGAAGACCCTGAACCCGATTATAATTTAATTATACCAAAAGAACATCCCATTATGTTATATAATTTACATGATAGTAACAAAGATTTAATATCAATAATTATAGATGATGACGATTATAGTGAAACAAATAATACATCATCTTCGGGAACAATAACATATACTATTGATAATGAGGACTATACATTTTATTATGGTAAATTAGGAATAATAGTAAATGGTGATTTTGGTATTATTAGTATGTGTTCATATAATTCAAAATTGCAAAAACTAGATTATATGGGTATGTATAAGAAATTTATTTTTACTACAAAATGTTCAATTATATATCCACCAGGAGATGATGGGTATGAAACACCAGGAGATATAGATTCGTTAGATGATGATGCAGTTTTTGGCGAACCTGAACCCGAACCCGAACCCGAACCCGAACCCGAACCCGAACCCGAACCCGAACCTGAACCAGAACCTGAACCTGAACCAGAACCTGAACCAGAACCTGAACCTGAACCCGAACCTGAACCCGAACCTGAACCCGAACCTGATAGTAATAATATTATGTTTAACAATTTATCACAAATAATATGGAAAAAATAATATACTATCTAATATATATAATGGTTAAACGAGCATTACTTATAGGTATTAATTATATCGATGCTAATTCACAATATCGATTAAATGGTTGTATTAATGATGCAATTAATGTGGAAAATTTATTAATAGATGCTTACAATTATGATATAAATAATATAAAATTATTAAGAGATGATATATATTATTGGGATGATAATTTATATCCATCTACTAAAAATATAACAAGAGAATTAAATAATATACTTGAAATATCAAATGATGATGATGAAATATGGATACATTATAGCGGACATGGATTCTATTCTACTGATAATAATTCAGATGAAACAGACAAAAAAGATGAATTAATAGTATCTGTAAATGAAAAAGGACATTTAAATATATTATTAGATGATGAATTACATAAAATATTTTCAAAATACAATAAAAATACTAATATATTTATGGTATTCGATTGTTGTAACAGCGGAACTATAGCTGATTTAAAATATACATATCGTTTAAAAAAGAATGATACCAAAACTATAAATGATGATGCATTCAAAATTGATAATGAATATGTTATTGAAAAAAATACAGAAAATTCATCTAGTCAATTAAAAAATATACATTTATTATCAGGATCACGTGATGATCAATACTCATATGATGCATTTAATCGAAAATCTCAACTACCAATGGGTGCTATGACATCCTCCTTATTACACATCATACGTAAAAATAAGCATGAAATGAATTTATTTAATTTACATAAATCAATATGTTTAGATTTAATATCCAAAGGATTTGTTGATCAAACTCCTTGTTTAAGTATGTCAAATGAAAATCCATCATTTTATTTATCAAAAGTAAATAATGATGTTGGTAAAACACGAATTAATTTTAAAATACAATATAACAATAATAAAAAAATGTATATGAATTTATTTTAATGATTTAATATATATATGTGTTTTAGTGAATCTCAATCATATATAAATACTTTTATACTTTCGGGTATATCATATTATTTTATTAATAAAGAATGGAAAATTGCACTTCCTGCTGCATTTTTAGCAAGTAAAGATTTATTACAAGGATTATTATATAGATATCATAATGATAAATATATATCTAAAGTTATTGCCATATTATCTTGGATAAATATTTCTTTTCAACCATTAGTGATTAATATATTTTTATCTTATTTTGATAATAATAACAAACAGTACTGGAATGTAATTTTTTTAGCTCTATTTATATTTGGATGTTATTATATTACAACTTTAAGTGTGTTTGATATTCAGAATGATGAAGACTGTAATAATGATAATAGTGATTTTTGTTCTGATACAGACGGAGCATATATTGGTAAATATCATATAGCTTATAAATTTAAAACAGAATTAGGATATATTAGTATTCCTATAATCCTAATGATATTACCTGCATTATTTACAAAAGCATGGAAGTTATCACTTATATGGTTATTTTTTATAGTATTGATAGCAACAATATTTAATAAAAATGTTGTTAGAAATGGAGAACTAGGTGCAATATGGTGTTTTTTATCAATTATACCTTTTATACCTATTGTTTATTATAGATCATATTTTAAAAAATTATAATGATTTTAAATATTGATATACATTATATCTCATAAAATTACTTTTACTTATTAATACAGGCGCAATATACTTATAATCATCTCTTATTGTTGAACATATATTAAATATATACTTAATATTACAATTACGCAATGATAAGTTATTATAATTACATAGTAACATTTTTCCTTTATTATGTGTTATTTTTCTAATTGAATCATTAAATTTCCTATAATAAAAATTATTATTTTCTTTTATAATATTATTTTGATATTTATTTATAAAAATATTTATTTTCGTATCTAATGCTGTAATACTTTTTATTTCATTTAAAACATCTAAATATATATTACTCCAATAATATTGATAAATATGTTCTTGTAATTCATACGGTAACATATTTATTTTATCAATATAATTCAACATATTATATAAACTAATATAATTATTTATATAATATTACTTATTTTTCTTCTTCTATTTCTTCATACTGTTTGCAATCATCTTTTTCAACAACCAATATATATGCATTTTTTGATCCCGTCCATAAACTATGACACCATAAATTTTGCATTTTCGGTTGTGGATCATTATTTTTAATACATGTTATTTTACCAGGTTCATCATCGTTTGATTTACCAACCCATACACAATCATTAAATTCATCTTTACCACAATATATTGCATTTATTGGTATAAAATCTCCACAACTAATTTTTTGCCAATTGTACTTATAGTTTGTAAGTAACATAAATCCACTAGTTGAAGATCCTTGATTTTGAACCCAATAATTCCATACTTTACCTTTTTCTGTATTTACTTTTCCTGGACTTTTATTTATTTTACCAACATACACTACTCCATCAGCTTTTGTTATTCCACCTTGTATTTTATTAAACGGTATATCATTACCACGTTGAACATACTTCCATTTTAATATTTTTTCTTCCTCATTTTTAGCTACAGTAAGAGTTATATCTTCTTCACTTATTTCATTATCTTCATATTTACTTTCGTATTTACTATCCGCTTTTAATACTGGACTAATGGATCGTGCATAAGATTTTAATGGTGTTTCATCGTTTCTATATGTTCTGTAGTCATGTGATACTGTTTTATTTAAATTTCTTTGTCTTGGTTTCGATTTAGGTTGTCTTGAAGTATAATCACTGCTATCACTTGTTAATTCATCTTCTGATAAATCTTCTTCACTATCATCACTTTCTTCTTGTTCATCGTTATTCATATCATAAAAATCCAGTATAAATACAACTCTTTTATTTATATAGGTACTATTTACAGAATTTGCAAATAAACCTAATTTTGTAGTAAGATTAAATCTAGTCTCGATAGAAGATTCTATTTTTTCAATATCTGTATTTTCAATAGACTGTATTTGATGAAATTGTTTTAATGTATTTTTTGTACGATTTTTTACCAAACTTAATATACATTTTGGATTATATAATGATTTCTTTAAATTTTCAGGTACTCTATCTTTTATAAATTTTATTTCTTCATCTTCGTCGACACATCTATTAAAATCATTATGATTATCTTTATTATCTATATTTTTATTAAATCTCATTTTAATATTATTTTTTCTATTTCTTCTTCTCTCTTTACTATATTTACCATTTGCATTTACTATACCTCCGTTTATACCGGCACTTGTATCATTCATTTTTGTCTCATTATTATGAAATTCTAATGTTATTCTTTTTAAGTTGAAAATAGAAAAAATATTACTATATAATTTAAAATAAAAATCAGTACATTTTTCAAAATAGTCATTATTTGTAACATAATAATTATTATTTACTTTTCTATATAATACATCCTTTTTTGGTTCGTTAAAATGTTGTTCATCATCATCATCATAATATATTTTATATTTTTTTTTAAAATCTTCAAATTCACCATATCTTATTATCCACATTCTCTCTGTTTCTTTTAAATGATCTATACATTTTCTAAAATTCAATATTTTATGTTTAAAACAACTTTTTATTTTAAAATTACTAAATTCTTTGTCATTTAATTTTGATAAAAATATTATTGAATCAAATTCGGATTTATTATTATTATATAAATCATTTATTTTCAATTGTTCATCATATATTTTCTTTAAATTCTCTCTATCTTCATTTATTTCAGTATTATCAATATCTTTTAAAAATAAATCAAAATTTTCATGAAAGTTTTCTGATTTTAAAATATTCTTATTCTCCAATAGTTTTTTATATTTTTTAATTAAATCATTACATTGATTGTCAGGAATATTATTTTTGTGTAAAAAATCGTTGAAATTAGTAGTTTTGTTTAATATTGTTTTTTTATAACTCATTAAAATAACAAAATATTATTTTAAATATATTAGTTTTATTAATACTTATAAAATATTTATATTACATATTATGAAAATAATTAGTTTTGATGTGGGTATTGTAAATCTTGCTTATTGTTTATTCGAAGTAAATGATAACAATTATAATATTATTGATTGGAATGTTCTTAATCTTTGTAATGAAAATAATAGAATATGCAGATTTAGTGATTCTAAGGGTTGTTGTAAGAAAAACGCTACTTATTTTAAAGATAATATGTATTATTGTAAAAAACATGCAAATAAAGACAAAAATTTTATTATTCCTGACAAAGATATAAATATTAAAAAAATTAAAAAACTAAAAGTAAAGGAAATTCATGATTTTTGCGATAAACATAATATTGATTTACCAAAAAAAGCTAACAAAGAAAAAATAATTGAAATAATTGAAGATTTCATTAATAAAACTTATTTTTCAGTTTTACAACCTGTAAAAGCTAGTAACATGGATCTAATTTGTATTGGACGTAATATACAAATTTTATTAGATAAATATTTAGATACACATCTTTCTACTATTACACATGTAATTATTGAAAATCAAATTAGCCCTATAGCAAATCGCATGAAAAGTGTTCAAGGTATGCTCACACAATATTTTATTATGAGATCTACGTCTATAATAGAATATATATCATCTGAAAATAAATTAAAACATTTAAATATTGAAGGAACTACTTATGCTGAACGAAAAAAATTAGGAATAGAAGAATGTAAAAAAAATATAGAAACCAATGAATCATGGTATTCCTTTTTTAATACTCATAAAAAAAAAGATGATTTATCAGATTGTTATTTACAAGGATTTTGGTATATAAATAAATATATTATTATTCGTAAGACTTAAAATTATATGTTCTATATTAATCATAATGGTTGAACCTGAAATTATAGATATTGGAAATCTCTCTTCGGAATCAAGCAACATCAAACTTAATTTATCCGATGATAATACTACCTTAAAATCCTCAAATTTTGGTCCCGGAATTGAATTACTTATGAATGAGAAAAAAAAAGATGGAGGATCTTCTTCTAATAAAAATAAAAGTGATGATAATATTAATATAGATGATTTAGAACATTTAGAAAGCGAATTAAATGATATTACTAGTTCATTAGGTTCATCTACAAATATTCAACCTTCTGTTACATTTAATACTGATAAAAATAACAATATTCAAGAAATTAACTTGGAAGAAAAACCAATTAATATTACACCATCCATTGGTGAAGCAACCGCAGATGTTGTTAATGAAACTAAAACATGGGATGGTTATGGTCAATTTCAAAATATACCTATGGATCCTGATATGAATGTATCATCTACACCAAAATTATCTAAAGAAGAGTTATTAAAAGAGAAATTTGGTTATTTAAGAAAACTAGAACAACTCGAAAAAAAAGGTGTTGAGCTCAGTAAAAAATACACTATGGACTCTCCTCTCAATGAAATGGTAGGAGAATATGAAATGATTATGGACGAAAAAGAAAAATCAAACTCTGTTAAATTTCAAGGAAATATGTTATCAGCATTTATTAATGGTGTCGAATTTTTAAATAATAGGTTTGATCCATTTGATGTAAAATTAGATGGTTGGGGAGAACAATTCAATGAAAATGTGAATGATTACGATGATATATTTGCTGAATTGCATGATAAATATAAATCAAAAGCTAAAATGGCACCAGAAATAAAACTAGTTTTTCAGTTAGGTGCAAGTGCTATGATGGTTCATATGACAAATACTATGTTTAAGAGCTCAATGCCTAATATGGATGATATTATGAGACAAAATCCTGATCTTATGCAACAGTTTAACCAAGCTGCAGTAAATACTATGGGAAAAACTAATCCTGGATTTTCAGGATTTATGAATAATATGATGGATACAGGACAACAACAATCTCAACCAACAGTTCGTGTTGGTCCGCCACCAGCACCTATGGCTACACAAGGACCTAATTCTATACCACCTCCTAGAAGACCAGGGTTTAGTGATACTAATTTCAATAACAGCAATAATGATGATGCTATTAATATTGAAGAATCATTTTCAAATGTATCAGGTGCTGAAAAATCTATGAGACGACCAGAAATGAAAGGTCCTTCAATGAAAGGTCCAAGTGATATAAGTAATATATTGTCTGGATTAAAAACTAAACCAGAACGTCAAGCACCACCTGTTATGCAAAATAATTTCAAAAAAATAAGCGAAGTCAATCTTCCTGATATAAATCCTATTGAATCAATTACTATAAATAAAGATGAAGATGCTACTAGTACCGTAAGTATTCAAGAATTAAAAGAAATGCAAGAAGGTAACAATCCCAAAAGAAGCAAACGCAGACAAAAATCTGATAAAAGCACTATTAGCTTAGACATATAAAAAAATAATAATATATTAAATTTATATTATTATTAATCATAATGATAATCTACTTCATTATCATAATCCATACTTAGTTTATAATTAGATTCTTTACCATACACTATTTTACCATATTGAGGATTATCATATATACACACACGAAAATCCTTAGGTATATATTTATTTGTATATTCAAGATAATAACATCCACTACATTCTCTATATTTCCATCTTTGTGCTCTTGAATTATAATAAGTATGACAATTACAATTTGGTTCTATATATTGTGTATATACAAAATCTTCATATAACTCTTTCTTGTAATATAAATAGTTATAATATTCTTTTAATGCTTTATATACAAAATCATTTATTAAATATGATTGTATTATATTTAATAATTCTCGTGGTAGCTTATTTTCTAATAGTATTAATGGTGAATTCATAGTTTAATATACATAAGTATATATTAAGTATAGAATCAATTTTTATTTATTTTCAATCATTTTATCTATTGTTACTTTTGCTGCAACATTCTTAATAATTTTATTCATATTTTTTTCTTGAGCATCTTCTTCGGCACTACCCATTGAATTCTGTAATATATTCATATATAAATCGTTCTTACTTCCTGCGCTAT